TGTCCTCTATATTTTGTTGGAATTGCAGTAATCTTATATTTTCGCTGTCCTTCTAAAATAGAAGGTATTACTTGTCCCCCTAAACCATCACTAAAGGTCTTATATCTAGCTTGATCTACATCTACTGGCCTGCCCTCATTACTTATAAATACTTTATCTTCTTCAAATTGTTTAAGAACATTTCGTAACTTAATAAGATCAAATCCAGACTCATTCTTGAGTGTAGCCTCTTCAACTAATGCCTCATAATCTCCTGCTCCTAAAGAAGGAAGAATACTAGGATATCTATTTCCTACTACATCAAAAACAGTTTTATTCTTATTTCTTTTTAAAAATTCTTTCCTCGCCGCTTCCATTCGCACAAATCCAGGAGATCCTTTTATATTTGCTGGAATAAGCTTATCTGTAATATCAATACTAAAATCATGTTTTGCATCTGAAAATGCAGAATTTCCTATCTTTTTTTTTCTATCATTTCTCTGTTGCTTAGTAAGGCCAATCTCAAGTTCAGCAACTGCAGCCATCTACTCAAGGGAACTTTAAATAAAATTGAAGCTATTTTACCTCAACCTTTCAGGTTTAACAGGCAAAATGAAAACTGATCTAGAAAAGACAAATATTCATTCATTTGAGCGCTCTTTAATTGACAATTACTGTCACAATACAGATCTTTTAGAAAATAAGAAACACCGAACTAAGCTTCATATTGCTCTTATTGTTAAGAGGGGTCAGATTCTCGCTGAATCTTCCAATTACCTTGGCTTTCATTTCAGAGGACCAACGAAATCCAATAGCACAATTCATGCTGAGATTGCCGTAGTCAAAAAACTTGGAGATCTGCAAAAACTCAGAGGTGCAGATCTCTACGTCTTTCGTGTAGGGATTAAGGAAAATCACGGTTCGCATCCGTGTCCATCGTGTTCATGTTTCTTACGAAAATGCATGGACCAATACGGTCTCCGCAATGTATATTATAACGGCGAGGACTTCAATTCCTGAGAATCATTTCAATAGAAAGAGGATCAGGAGGTTCATAGAATTCCAAGCGGTCTCCCAACTTGAATGTATGCTTCACAGTTGGCTCTTTACCCCAACAACTATCAAGTTCAAAACACCATCCACCAATATCATGCAACTTTTTTTCAAGAAGATGTCCATAGGAATAGGGCTGCAGAACATTAGAAAAATCCCTCCAATACAACATATAATAGGATCCGATTACAAGATCTTCTTCACTTATCTTTTTATTACGAACAACTTTTTGTTGCATTGTCTATATAAGCATAGACTAAAGACTTTAATATGGATCTATAAAAGAAAGGGATGGTTGCCGCACTTCTAAAAACACTTCATTCAGGCATCCAAGATTTAAGACTTTTACCACCAAAAGGTCAGCCGAAATCGGATTTCTTCAAGAAGGTGTTTATGAAGACAGGGCGTTTTACAACACAATGGGCCCGCATTGAATTTGACCAAGTCCCTGATTTTGGGAAAACGGTCTATCTGACACTTCCGCGCCAGGGACATTTGATTTCACGAATGTATCTAGTTGCAAACTTCCCTGATATTGTTGCACCTCAGCTTGAAGCCAGGGCTGCTGCTGCAAAACTAAATAATGTATTTGTAGGCCCTACGTTTGGTTGGACAAATTCACTAGGACATGCACTTCTAACAGAGCTTGAACTTACGATTGGAGGAACACCGATTGAACGCCTTGATTTCAGGCTCTTAGAAGTTCTTGATGAATTTAGAACACCATTAGAAAAAGTCTCTGTTGTAAATCGCCTAATTCAGAGATATGATACTGGATATACACCTTATACAATTGGCTGGGATCCAGTTACACCTACGAGCCGTCTTGGAAGTCGTCCAGCACGTGTAGCTGTTCCTTTGCCATTCTGGTTTTCATCTGGAGATTCTGGAGCTGCTCTGCCGATTGATGCACTTTCAATTGATAAAGTTCAACTCAAAGTTAAATTTGCGTCGGTTGGATCTCTCTATACAACGGATATTGGAGGAGATAATCCATGCCACTTAAATTTCCTCGGTGCAACCTTTACACAAAAGGCCCCTAGTACAGAATGTACAAATACGAATCCAGAATTTATTATTTCTGGTGTTGCAATGCCATCAACGGCAACTCTAGGAGAAACCTATCTCATGGTTGAGTATGTTTATTTAGATAAACCTGAAGCAAATCGGTTTCGTCTTGCAGATATTACTGTTCCAATTCCCCAACATTATGCAATGGAGCCTTTTAAAACATTGGGGCAACCTGAAGCCATTATTCCTTTACAAATCCCAAATCCTACGCGTGATATTTTCTTTTTTGCACAAAGAATTGAGGCTACGAATTACAATGCACCCTTCTTGGCAACGCGAGATTTATCAGGCGCCGATGCTCCAGTTGCTCCTTGGTGGCCAAATGCAGTTGGTTTGAACCCTACGGATTGGCAAGGAGAAATGCTCCCTGCCTATGCACTCCGTGATTCAGAACCGATTCAATCTATGTCTCTCATGTATGAGGGACGTCTGGTACGATATGGTACTGACTCTCCAGTTCTCTTTAGAACTATTATGCCCTCTATAACACAGCGAAAGAGTCCTTGGATCAATAAATATTATTATAATATGTCATTTGGTGTTCTAAATGGTCTTCTTCCAGATACTCTTCCTTCAGGAGAAGCGAATTTAGATAAAATAAGAAGAATTAATTTACAATTACGATTTAATCCTTCACGAGGATCTGTAAGTCTTTTAACAATCCCTTCCTATACTGTCTATATTTGGGCAGAGACTTATAATATTTTAAAGATTTATGGAGGTCGTGGAACTTTGATGTTTAGTTATTAAATCTTTTGTATAGTAAGGGATGGCTGAATTAAATGTAGCAAGTGCAACAAATGATGATTTACGAAGTATTTTGACTTCGGTATATGGTCTAGATGAAAAGGAAATCAAAGGTTTAGAAAGGAACCATTTAGTTTCTAGAATTGAAAAAATACTTGCTAGTCAAGGAGAAGGACAGTTACAAAATGCTCCTGCGCCTGCTGCTCCTGCTGCTCCTGCTGCTCCTGCTGCTCCTGCTGCTGCTGCTGCTCCTGCTGCAGCAAAATCAAAGATTGAGCGAACAGGTGTTGTTCAAAAGATAAAGAAGGCATCCGCTGCAGTTGTAGTTGCTAATAGAGAAAAACCACCTCAACATCCCTTGCCTTCAGCTGCAGTAAAAAATTGTGGAGGTGTTTTATCTGCAACTTTTTTAGAAATACCAGGAAATGGAGATTGTTTATATATATCAGTTCTACAAGGCCTTGAACGGCATCCATGCGGTAATTTAATTACAAAGACTCGCTTTTATTCTTCTGTTGCTGCATTACGAACATATGTTGTTACAGATCCTATTTTTACTGAATGCTTTGGAAATATTTATGATATTTTAAATAGCACAAGTATTGAAGATCTAGGTGTCTTGGCGGATACTGAAAGTGGAATGAATGATATGTATCCCTGGTGGACAATAAATTGGATTATAGAAGAAAAAGAAAATAAAAAAGTTCCATCAAAGCAAGCATTTATAGATGAAGCTAGAAGAAGAGTTTCTACTACTGCAGAATATGCAATGAACTGTGAGGTATCAATTATTCGTAGTGAGCTAGAAAAAAAAGGGATTGCAGTAAATATTATTACATCTCGTGTTCAAGATAATGGAACACGAATTGACCCTTTACCTGCAACAGTAGAATTTGGAACAACTGAACATCCGATTATTACCCTTCTTTATAATGGTAGAAATCATTATGATGCGTTAATTCATATAGCTGGCTCAAGAGGAGGAAAAAGTAAAAGCAAGAAGAGTAAAAGAAGTAAAAGTAAAAAGAGTAAAACTAGAAAAAATAAAAGTAGAAAGAGTAAAAATAGAAAGTAAAGAAATACAAATGATTTACATTTGAGACAAGATGTTCCAAATAAAAATCATTTCTCCAGAATCGGAATTGAACCAATGACCTAGGGAGATTTATTGCCAGATTCTATAATCTACAATCCCTCGCTCTACCAATTGAGCTATCTGGAGTTTGGAGAAGTTTCTCTCCGATAGAATACTATTATAAACTTTTTAAGCCATTGTTTATAATTAACTAAAGACATATTAGATGCCTGAAGAAAATCTTCATACTGGTGTTACATATTTTTATCCTACAAAGGAAGTGGATGATGAAGTTGAAATTGAAAATGGTCATCCATTTAGGCATGAAATGGATGATATAGAATCAGGTGTCTTTGTTGGTTCTCATGGTAGATATTATATGTTTGTAATTGAACGAGTTTCACACTATCATAGTGATAAACATCGTTTTGAACTTGTCTATATTAACAAAAATAAAAATCAAGAGATTCGTGTTGGAGATTATGAAGATCAACTTGAAATTCCATTACTAGATGATATTATACGACTTGTAAATAGTAAATACTATGAACATCCTCCTCATATAAGTAATTATGAAAGTACAATGCGCGGTATAGTAACAAGCAAGAATATTGCAGAATTTCGTAGGAAAAGGGCATCTTCTAAAAAAATAGAAAAATGGATTACCATTCGGCCACCTTCACAAGGATCCAAAGGTATTTTTTCTGGAGGACCCAATTATAAACGAGCGGCAAAAAATTATAAAAAAGGAACTAAAGTTTATAAAAAGAAAGAAAAACAAGATGGTGGTTATAAAACAAGAAAAAATAGAAAAAATTGAAAGGTCTATTAGATAATTAGACACTAACTATAAAATGAAGATCAAGACAAAGCCGATTCGCGTTCTTAATACGGGTCCGAATGGAAAGCTTGCAGCCATTGAACCAAAAGATCTTCCATACGACAGGACAGAAGCTGAGCATATTTTGGATCTTGTAGTAGAGTATTACAGACTTCAGGAACTTCCAGTACCAGCTAAAGATCTTGCAGATTGTAATGAACTTCTTGAAAATGAAAAGAAGGCTGGAGGACTTCCAGAACATTGGAGGAATCTTCCAGAGATAACGCCACCGAAGCCAGCATATGGAACCCCAGAGTTCTGGAAGCAGCACTGGGCAAAAAAGAAGGCAGCTGCAGCAGCCGCGGAAGCATCAGGAGCTCCAGAAGAAAAAGTAAAAAAGGTTAGGGAAAAGAAAGTTAAGGAGAAAGAGAAGACTATTTGAAATATATGAATACGGATCTGGTTCCACAAAAATATTTCTAGAATAATAATATATACAATGAAAGGTGGCCCCCGCAGCCGCAAGATCATGAAAGGTGGACTTTTAGGACGGATTGCTTCTGCACTTACTGGCAAGGAATTGACTGTACATCAAAAGGCTAAGAATCTTGCTTATGGCAGGCCACCGTTTCCTGGGCCGCTTAAATCATTTTCAGAGTTCGGCTACTTCGACTTCAGAGTCGAAGATGAATTTGGTAATAAACCTGAATTAGTAAGCTTTGCAGGTTATATGATAAATGGATTTTATGGAATAATTAATGTTCAAACAGAAAATGATGTAATTGCACTTCGTCGTTTATTTCAAAAATTTAAGAAAGGCGGAGCTAATCTTTTTAGCAGCCCATTAAAACATGAGTGGGAAGCAAATGGTAAACCCGCGCCAATTTTTGGTAATATAATGAATAATGCAAAGAATATACTTGACAAAGCCGGTAAGAAAGGACTTCTTAGAAGTAAATTTAGTCCAGAGCCAGGCAGCCCTGAATATACTGCCGAAGCCATGGATGCCGTGCGCGCCCTTAATGAAGCCGATAATGCCAGAGTAACAGGTAGAATCAGTGCCGCTGAATTCGCTGATGCAATCGGTGCAATCACCTATGATGCCACTCCCTACACTACGAATACTAGTAAGAAAACCCTTCTCCCCAGCGTTTTGACGGGGGTGCGAATGCTCACAAGCGGCGGCAGCAGAAAAAATAAGAAGACATACAAGAATAAGAACCGCAAGAACAAGAGAAAAAATAACACGCGCAAATATAATTAGACCAACATCTTTTCTGGCTTTAAGAGAAGACTATTTAAAATATGTGAATCTCAGCATAGGTTCTGAGGGGATAGATGTTGATAGAACAACAGTAGGTGTTCCATCAAACTCTAGATCATTTCTCTTGCGTTCATCAAATTCTGAATTCTTTTTTTCGTCTCGTTCAAGGGCAACACGAATCCGATCTGCAAGTGTAGGAAAATCACATTCAGCATAAGGAGGTGTTTTGGGCGTCATTTCAGTATGTCCTTGACTTTGATTTTGACTTTGAGGAGTTTCTTGAAATCCATATTTTACTGCACCACGATATGACTTGCGATGTCTCTTTCCAGAATCATTTACAAAGACTCTGTACTGTGATGGATCTTCAACTGACTCTTCCTTAAATGCATATTCATTAAAGGAGGTTCGGTGAAAGGGATTCTTATCCCTATTCTGTAAAATAGAGAATTCACGTAGTTCAACTGGTGGAACTTCTGTAGTGGCTGCAATAGGAGCAACAGGCTGCTCAGGAGGAGAAGAAGGAGGAGGAGAAGCAACAGGAGTCGTTGCAGGTGCTAATGGAGACACAAGCGGTACAGGTGACGGTGGAGGAGGACAATACTATTCCTCCTCGTCAGGATATGCCAGCGCTGCAAAACGGTTAGCACTCATTCTTTATTTTACTCTATTGAATGTTAATATTTCATTCAAATTTAGTAAGGCCCTAAATTTGCTTGGCTTCGCTTAATTTAAAATAGGTAAATAGTATGAATTTAGTCATCGTCGAATCTCCTGCAAAATGTCAGAAGATTCAAGGATTTCTTGGACAAGGCTGGAAAGTCATTGCCTCTATGGGACATATTCGAGCTCTAGAAGAATCTCTAGATTCCATTGGTCTTGATCGCGATTTTGAGCCTCGTTTTCAGTTCTTGAAGGAAAAGGGCAAGGCTCTGCAAAATATTAAGGAATCTGCCAAAGGTGTTAAACAGGTCTTTCTAGCTGCAGACGATGATCGTGAAGGCGAGGCAATCGCCTATTCTGTTGCACTCTACTTGAATCTTCCATTGGATACAACTCCTCGCTCCGTTTTCCACGAAATCACTGAAACGGCTGTAAAGGAGGCCATTCGGAACCCACGTTCTCTTGATATGAACCGTGTCTATGCTCAGCAGGCGCGAGCTATTCTTGATCTAATGGTGGGATTTACAATTAGTCCTCTACTTTGGAGGCATGTAGGCAAGGCTCTATCTGCAGGACGCTGTCAAACTCCTGCGCTTCGTCTAGTCTTTGAAAAGGAGCAGGCCATTCGGTCCTTCAAAGCCTCAACAAGTTGGAAGATTACTGGAAACTTTAATGCATCTGGATTTCCAGGACGAATGATTGATGATTTAGAGGAGGAAGAGGATGCAAAGAATTATCTTGAAAATATTCACACCGATGCAACTGCATTAATTACCAGTGCAATTACAAAGCCATGGTCAGAATCTGCTCCGAAACCGCTGATTACAAGCACATTGCAGCAGGAGGCATCGGCTCTCTACCGATCCAATCCAAAATCTACAATGACGACTGCACAGAGGCTCTATGAGGCAGGTCATATTACCTACATGAGAACGGATAAGGCAATTCTCTGTGAAGAGGCTATTAATGAGGCACGGAAATATATTGAGAATAGTCTAGGAAAAGAGTATCTTGGACTTATAACTTCTACAACTTCTCCAACAGCTGCAAAGAAGGAGAGGGTAAAGGTAAAAGAAAAGGAAAATGAAAAAGAAGAAGTAAAGGCTCAAGAGGCACACGAAGCAATTCGTCCTACACATTTTGAGCTAATAACACTTCCTGAAGAAGAAAATTGGTCCGCCATTGATAATAAGATCTATCAGCTAATTTGGCGGCGCGCAGTACAGAGTATTATGGCCTCTGCAAAGGGAGAGATTCGAACAGTCATTTTCAAAATTAAGGAAGATCCAAATGAATTTCCATGGTCTGCAATCTGGAAGCGCACAACTTTTCAGGGCTGGAAGAAACTTGGTACAACTGCAAAACTCGACGAGGATGCTGATACCGATGAAGTACTTTCTGAGGAAGGCAAAGGATGGGCAATAGGAGCTGCACTAAAGGAGGGAGATACACTTCGTTGGACTTCTCTACAGGCTCAACCGCAAACAACAAAGGCTGCAGGAAGATTCTCAGAGGCAACTTTGGTCCGTGAATTAGAGAAAAAAGGTATTGGTCGTCCCTCTACATTTGCATCACTCTTAGCCTCTATTCAAGATAAGAAATATGTTGAAAAGAAGGATACACCTGCAAGAAAATTCCAGATTACAAAGTATGCAATTGGAGAAGTTGGCCAATGGCCGCCTGTAAAAGAAACTATGGAACTCTCACAGGGCGCAGAAAAAGATAAACTTGCACCGACTGATTTGGGAGAGAGAGTTCTAAAGTTCTGCATTGAGAAATTCCATGATCTCTTTGACTACGGATTTACTGCGCATATGGAGTCTCGCTTAGATGCTGTTTCAGATGGTAAGGAGACATGGAAGAAGGTTGTAAAGGATACATGGGATTCCTACAAGGAACGCTATGAGACTTTGAAGACGGAAGAAACTGCCTTGGCAACAACCTCTGCATTTGAAAATGGAATTAAGGCCGTGCGAACTAAAAAGGGACCACTGCTTTTACGCGAATCTCCAGATAAAAATAAGGATAAAACAGTCTTTATTGGCTGGCCTGAAGGTGTAAAGTTTGAAGAGATGACTGCAGATGCAGCTGCAGCGTTTGAAGCAAAGATGAAAGAAAAGGTTGATGCTTCTGCTTTTATGACACTGGATGGTCAGGCTGTTTATAAGAAGTCAGGAAAATTTGGCACCTATGCAGAATGGAATTCGGTCAAAGTGACTCTTCAGGGGACAGAGAGTACTGAGGATATTGAGGCGCTTTTGAGAGCAAAAAATGTTTCATCTGGTCCTTTGCATACAATAGGAGACTATGAATTTAGGAAGGGTCCTTATGGAAAGTATATGTACAATATCAAGCTAAAGACAAAAGCATTTGTCTCAATTCCTGAGGCCTTGGATCCAAAGGCTCTAACGAAGGAGGCTGCGGAACAAATCTATAAGAATGGTATTGAACTTAAGAAGAAGGCTGCATCATTTAGAGGTGGAAGAGGTGGAAGAGGTGGAAGAGGAAGGGGTGGAAGAGGAAGCGATGAAAAAAATAAATAAAGACAGTAGATGGAAACAGGGAGTTCAACAGCAGTAACTCAACCCGCGGATCTTTCAGGAAATATCGTAAATCGCAAAGGAAAATTCCATAACGGCTGGACACTTGAACAGGAGGAATTAATGGCAAAATGGGCCGATATTGCCACATGCTATCGTTGGCTGCACGATAGATGTGAGAAACTTTTTTACATTAATAATATGGCCATGACGATTCCAGTTATTATCTTATCAACACTTACAGGTACTGCGTCTGTTGGTCTGAATACATTTGTAGGAAATGATCCTGAGGCACAGAAATATGCGCAGATTGGAATTGGAGGTGTTTCTCTTATTGCAGGAATCCTTACAACTCTAGGAAATTTCTTACGCTATGCAGCATTATCTGAGGCTAATCGTGTTGCAGGAATTTCATGGGGTAAATTCGGACGTCAGATTACTGTAGAAATTTCTTTGCATCCGAATGATCGTATTGATTCAATGGATTTTATTAAGATTTGCAGAGCTGAATTAGATAGATTGATTGAACAATCTCCGCAAATTCCAGATTCAATCATTAAACAATTTGAAAGAGAATTCAGAGATTTACCAAATATCAAGAGACCTGATATCTGTCACGGAATTGAGCACACTGCTCCGTATAAATCAAATAATGAACGCATGAAGAAACTTGCTGCAGAGGCCTCATTATTCCTTCTTCACAAGAAAAAAATGATGAGAGAAGAAATTCTTCCTGATATTGATATCCGTCTTTCAAAGATAATTGATGGAAAAATAGATGCCCTCCGAACTGAACTTGCGACTAAACCGAGTCAAAGTCAAAGTCAGGTAAATGATATTAAAAGACAATTTACATTGGTAAATGAACCTGATTGGAGACGGATTATAGGACAAAAAAGAGAGCCGCACTTACCTCATTTGCAGACTCCTTTTTTGCAGAATGTAGTGATTACACCTTCTAATACTACTGTTCCTGAAGCGCCTGTTACAGTTATTATTGGAGATGAAGAGAAGTCAGCTTAGATTCAAGCGGACTCATAGCCGCGCTCAATAGCCTGATCAAGGAACATGACTGCATGCGGCATGTGGCGAATACGAAGGAGCTCAGCTGCGGCTTCTACCTTCTTTTCCTCAGACCTGATGCTCACAATTGATTCGCCATCATCAAGACGATCAAAGGTTGTACGGAAGACCCAGAAGGCATGAGCCTCCTGATTGTACTCAGGAATTGAATCCGCATCATCCTCGTCAAGATCATCCTCATCATCATTAAGTTCATCCTCTGAAAGCTCCTCATCAGCAAGAAACTTCTCCTCCTGAACTGTCTCGCCACGGCAGAGGGGGCATGAGTCACTGCGCATAAGCCAACGGCCGATGCAGCCGAGATGAAACTGATGAGAGCAGGCCAGAGTAACCTGACCCGTCTCCTTCTTAATCTCCTCGGTGCAGATTGAGCACTCGCAGGCGGCCATTTATTTCTTTTTACTTTTCTTTACTTTTTTTACTGTATTATGCTTTTTACTGGATACCTTCAAGGCAGCCAGTAAAAAACTTCAATTTTTTTATGATTATTGTCTAGGAATGAATCTCATTGAGAAGGTCTTTTGTTTTCCTTCATTTTCTACACTACGATTTCTCTTTGTAATTACATTGATTCAGATGTGGTGGATTGCAGTTTGGGGACTTGCCTATATTGCTATAGAGCAGATTGCTGGAAAATCAAAAAGAATAGAATTTTGGACATATATAAGTCTTCTTATTGCAACAGCAATAATTATCCATGCAGAACCCACTCTTCTTGAACGTCTCTAAGCATTCAAACAACTGAGAATCCTCTCAACAGCATCAATCTTCTCGTCAATCAACTCGTTAGCGTCGTCTAGGAGTTCCTGGTCAGAGTGACCGCATGTCTTCTGCTCAATCTCGTTATTCTCCTGTTCGCGAATCAGAGCAGCAATATATACATTAAGCTTCTCAATGAGATCCCTGCAAATATCCTCATTGAAGCGGTAGACCCTTCTCTTCTTTGGAGAATCCTCAAGGAGTGAAATGTCTGCAAGAATGTGAATAAGTCGCGTAATCTTCTTGCGAAGAGGAGTTCCCTTCTCAAGGCCACGGCGAACCTTCCTCAAGTAGTCGTTCAACTCGTCCTCAATATCCTCAATTCCCTCGTAGTCATCAAGGAGAGGAAATGCAATCTGCATGTCCTCAAGGAAGGTGGTCTTCTTCGCACTAAGGCTAGGGGACGAATAAGAGAGAGACGTCATTTCACCCTATTATTTCAGTTACAAAAAAGAAGGGCCGCGGCCCCTTCAAATTTATTTACTTTTATTTTACTTTAGATCGGAAGCTGCGGATCAGACAGAACAAGGCCCCAAGGAAACTGCGCTGAACCATCCTCACGCCAGATGGCAAACTTATCAAAGTCAATCAGAGCCACGCGGCCGTTAGGTTGTCTGTAAAGCTCGTAGTCACAAGGAAAGATGCCCTCTGCCTTTGCGAGGTTGTAGAAGAGCTGCAGCTCAACTGAAATTTCCTTGTGTTCTATAGGCTTGTCTGTATGGATGAACTCCATAGTATACTGGTGCGGTTGAGGATCCCATGCACGAGGAACGTAGAGTGTAGTGAATCCATTCTCTTTCGTGCAAATTGAATGGGCCCAGCTTTGAAGACGACACTGCTCTGGTGCGCGATGACTTGAAGTTCTTGTATGAGGACCGCGGCGACGATGGATCTTCTTAATAACTATCCCAGGATCTGCAGTCAAGATGATCTTGCCACAGGCTCCTTGCATAGAGTCCATCTTGTTCTATTTGCCTACTGGGTACTTTGAAAGAAGCCTAATGCTTTAGTCAAATTTTACGCGTATAGATCTTCCTCATCAGGAGGAGCTACTGTTGCGGCTACTTCTGCTGTGGCTACTTCTGCTGCGGCTACTACTTCTTTAGAAACAGGAACAGTAGCTTGGGCAAGTTCTCTTACAGCTGCAAGTTCTCTTTCACACTGATTAAGAACATCACAAGGATGCAGAAGAGGTCCTCCTAGGAGTTCAGCCTTAGGACTCTTACTCTTATTCTCTGCAGAATCGTTAAAATTGCATTCGTATGAAAGAGATGCATTTTTATCCCAATCGGCAAGCTTTATCTTTGGATGGAAAGACGAAATCAGTTCCTTTAGAGATGCTACGTCATTTGCAAGAGGAAGAAATAGACGCATCTTTGTGAGTGCAGATAAGATATCCAGATGATTATCGGCTGTAAGTTGCTGCAGACGAGACTGATCAAACTTGGAAGGCGTAGTATAATTTGACATATCTCGGATAATGCGGCGAGTAAGTCTGCTGATGTCAGATGTTCTCTGCTGC